GGACACTCTGACCAAATGTCTGTCTAGACCTCGCGAATAGAGCTGAACTAACTCTAAGCAAGCGAGCCTTTATTCCATTTTTAAATTTTCGAATAAAGGGAGAGGTGACGCGACGGTGGTAAAAGTTCATCCTTACCACCCGTTTCCCATTGCTTTTGATCACAATAGGTCACAGGTCCCAACCCCCCGGAGTATAAGAGCTATCCCGCAGAATAGACATCGAATATTCGCCTCCGAAGTTAATGTCGCCACCGACATTAGAAGGGTGATTCCGTTATTGGCCTTGATTTACAGCGCGTCTGACCCAGGAACAGGACAGTTAGGCAGGTGAAACGATCAGGTTGCACCGATTAGCCTTAGCTGTGTTTGTACCGGCAGAGGTCATGGTTGCCACAATGGCGTAATCATGAAGACCGTTTGTAGCGATGACACGGGTTAGGTTGAGATCAACACCAAGGCCTGCGACATCCTCGGTGTCAAACACATCGTTATTGTTGACACCGTCCTCTGCTAAGTGCAGCTGACAGATGGCAGCTGCAGTCACGTCGATCCAGACGTGAGCCTGAATCCTCCACGCTCCCCGCGGTAAGCGGAACTGGTTACCGCTAGTGACAACAATTGCTAAGGGATTGAAGTCAAGAGAGTTGAACGTCAGTGGAGTCGCCACACCAGTAACCAGATTTTCATCTGCATCCTTCCAAAATTCGGAAGTCATGGTGGGAACAGGCGTTCCAGTCAGATTAGCTGACTGAGGTACAAAGAACTCGATGTCATAATCGATCCAAAGTTTACCAATTGGATCGGTATTAGCTTGCCCAGTTGTGCCAAGATAAAAGTTGGCAACGTCGTAAGTTTTGATATCAGAACCGAAGACGGGTCCAGTTCTAACGAACTTCTTAGGACCGAGACTGTGCATAGCAGAGACATCGAGATGGCTAGTGATGCTTTGCCAGGTCGAGTTCTCCACCGCATCCTGAAATGTTGTCAAAACAATTTCAGAATTGGGGGCCTGGTCGACGGCGTCGTAGTCCGGTGCGAGGATTACCGATCCCGTGCTCGTAGTGGGCGCCCGAGTTATATATTCAAAACTAAGGCGATTGAAGCGATACTGCTCCCACTGAGCGGCCTGAGGTGCAAGCCAAGGGAAAGTATCCGGTAACCCGGGGTTAACCGGTATAGTAAGCGTGGAGAAACCTGTAGATCCGCTAACGGTCTGTAGGAATTCGCGATGAACGATGCGAACACCCCGACTAGTGCGCTGCTGGATAACAGGATTGCGAGTGCGCTGCTGTTTAGAACTAGCGACGCCGACACTGACAGAAGGATCATTGCCAGTGTCACGATTTTGACCACGGTTACGACGTTGACGTCGAGGCCGAGCTGCTTTGGCTGCGGCGGAGGTAGTATTGGGTTTTGATTTGGGTTGGACATTTTTGTTTTTATTCATTTAGAAATTCAAGTATTGGATACCGTTGAATTATGACGGGACTATACATCTACTGAAAGACAGCGTGTTCGAAAACAAGCGTCCCCACCCGTGTAGTCTCTCGGCACTACGCATTAGCTTGGCACGGAATTATTAAGTTTCGACCGAAGTGGGTCCGAGGATCCCTTAAACCCGACGAGAGGTTCAGGGATCATTTCGTTCGTCAGCGTGAGTTTCCTCACACTCTGACGACCTCGTACCCAGGACGGGAAAACACCGTTTTGGGTGGTTTACACCAGTAAACCCAATGGACAGTTTAACGACATATCCAGGTCGACTGTCCTGCTCCCACCTCGGTATCTCAGATAGTAAAGGTGGAAGGCGTGTTGGAGAAGAACTCTAAACCAACACGGAACTCACGTGGTTTTAACCATCGTTCAGTTGTACTGACACGGCGATGTGTTATCCTCTCTTCAGCCACGGGCTTCGTCCATGGACCACGAGCAATCTCATCGACGACCACGGCTTCATAGCCAGGCAGAGGTCGTTGAGTAGTTTTCTGAAGAGAGCTGGACTCGAAAATGTTAGAAGCATGAACACGATCAGAATAACTGATCTTATACTTCCAACCTGGTGGAGGTTTAACACCCATGCCACCAACCGATATCGGTAAAAATAAATTTCGAGTTCGCAGAGATAAGCGAGAAAATCGCTGTTCGACGATCTGACATTCACGTCGAATCTCATCCTTATGAAGTCTTAAGAGACTCATGAGAAGCATAGCCGACCGACCTGGGAGCGAGCCATCCAGAATTGTGTTCATATTACAGACGATGCCTAAAGCAGGGTCGGCTGTCATATGATTGGATGCGAATAATCGTTTGACACGATCATAACTAGCACCACCACATTCTGGTTCTTCAGGTGAGTAACCACCAGGATCAATTACTTTATAGGGTAAGATCCCAAGTAATTTCTGGCGTTCACTCGGTTCCTGCAGTCTAATCAAAGCAGGAACATCCCAGTCATCGGAGAGAACTTCTTTCTCTCTGAGTTGATCTTTGTTCTGGACCTTATGTTGGCCAAAATAAAGACCGGCGTTGAGATACCCAATCTGCCACGGAGTTTGCGCCTCCTTCCTCAAATCCATATGAATAGACGAGGAATTAATATTCGCATAAACCGGGTGACAGTAGGCCTTCCCAACTGACATCTGTAGTCCAACATTCGCTGCAACTCGTTCGTGCTCTTTCCAGAGCCGACGAGGAGCACTGTAGACCATGTCATCTCCGTTAACGAGAACGTGACGGAGGCGATCTTTAGTCGACCAATCTGCTTGATGGTCTGAGGTAGTCACCAAATA